CTCTTTCCCTACACGACGCTCTTCCGATCTATTCGAGGTCACGGTCACGCCCGTGCCCCAGTTCCGTCCGTTCTTGTGCTGCGGATCGTGTATCGTCAGCGTGTACGTGTCCAGTGCCAGCGTCGCGTTCGTCCCGAGGTAGAGATCCCGGAACGCATAGTCGCTCTTCATGCGCACGTGCGCCGAATCCGCCGTCACCACCTTGATGTTCTTCAGCCGGTCGCGGTTCGAGTTGTCGTTCACTGTTCGGATGATGCCACTCTTCTGGTGGGCCTTCAGCAGATCAGAGAGCCTGCTGCCCTTCACATCAGTGACCTCTTCCTGGATCTCTCCGAAGAAGATCGCGTCCTCTTCTGTATAACTGGCCAGATCGACCTCGCTGAGTTTATTCTCTGGGATGGTGATGTTCGCTGACTTCGATGTTGTGAGCTTGCCAGTGGCCAGGCTCTTGTCTGTGACGTCACTCCACTGAACGCCTGACACGACGGTGCGGTTGTAGCTTCCGTCGGTCTGCTTCTGGTAGAGGGTCACTGTGTCATTGAATAGTCCCATCAGTATGCACCTACCAGTCCCGTGCCGGATAACCAGATCCGGATCATTTTGCTCTTCTCGGCAGCAGCTGCGCTCGCTGTCTGCAGGTCCACGTTGTAGCTCTCACTGTAGCCGTCGTTGCTGACCGAAGCCACGCCTGCGCCGACCTTCGGCTGGATCTCCACATTGTAGTCGATCACTCTGGCGATGCACTCCTTCAGCTGGTCCCTGAAGATGGCGTCTGCGATACCGAAGGCAAGCAGATCGGCCCATCTGATCATTCCGATCACCATGCCGATGTCCTGCTCTGCGATCTTCTCTGCAGCGTCGAAGTTTGTCTGTGTTACCTTGTTATGAAGGGCGCTATATTCCGCCCATGTTAGAAGCGCCATTTTTGCCCCTCCTTGCGTTTTTATTTTGTGCCCTTAGCCTTCTTAGGCTCTGCCTTCTTAACCTCAGAAGAAACGGCAGGAGCCGCCTCCTTGACGGCCTCCTGCTTGATCTCATTCTTTGGTGCTGCGGCCTTAGGACATAATCCTACTATACGACCCATGCGCGCCTCCTTAGATAGCTGCGTACTCGCCAGCGATACCTGCTGCCTTGTTTGCATAGTTGTCAGCGATGCCCACGTTTCTGTAGCCGAACTTGTAAGCATCAGCGTCCTGGTTCTGCTCAGGTGTAACAGTCTTAGGAGCTACATGCTTCTGGTACTGGATAACTGCATCCTTGTGGATGATCATGAAGTTGAGGTTTGCTCCACTGTTGTAGATAACCTTCACCTTTGTGCCTACAGACTGGGAAGCGATAGTCACTGTTCCAGTAGTAGCGTCGTAAGTGAAGTCTACAGAAGTAGAACCAGAGAGAACCTTCTGGATCTCTGCGGGCTTAGCAGTAACGACGAAGTCTGTCTGTGAAGCTGTTGCAGTGAACTCCTGAGAGTGGTCTGCCTTCTTGAAGCCGCCGCTCTTCTGTCCTTCTGTCTTACCATCGAGCTGGTCGATAGCTGTGTAGAAGCGAGCCTGAGGAACTTCCTGAACAGATGCGAACTTGCCGAGGAGCTCTTTGCTCTTAGTTGTGTCCATGTCTCTGATCATTCCTGCAAGAGTAGGAGTGATGAAGAGGTGACGACCTTCCTCAGGAACCTCTGCGTCAGTCATGGCGTCATACTTTGCAGCGATAGCAGAGCGAACTGCTTCACCGTTTGCGTATGATCCAGCTGCAGCTGTTACGTCTGCGCCAGTAACTCCTGCGTACTTAGCAAGACGGAAAGCGTCAAGCTCAGGAACGACCTTTGTGCGGATGAACTCAGAAGAAAGTCTTCCGAAAGCCATGCCAGCTGTGTCCATGTTGTCAACATTGTCTACAGTGAACATACGACCTCTGTCGAAGTTGCACTTCACTGTCTCGTTTGTGAAAGTTACATCGCCCTGAGTATAGCCAGAGTTGCGATCATAATCGCCGAGGCCATCCATGTCGATCTTAGGGATAACGAGCTCGTCTGCGTTTGCTCCCTGGCTTGCGAGCTCAGATGCTCCATCGAGCACTGCTGTCTTAGATGCTGCCTTGTAAACTTCATCGAGAAGTCCTACTACGTACTTTTTGAATTTTTCAATAGACTGTGCCATTGTTTAATACCTCCGTATAATTGTTTTATTGTTTGGTTTCAGGTAGGCCCATTGTAGCGCGCAGACTCTTTTCAAAGTCTGAGCCAGCACCACCGGCGCCCACCTTGCCGATAGCGTCAAGTTTTCCGACTGCTCCAGGTTCATCAGGCTCAGCGGATCCGAACAGCATCGAGCTGTCCTCTGCTTCCGAGAGTCCCTTGATCGCTGCAGCGATGTCGTCCTTCTGGTTCTTGGATGCCTTCAGAGTGTCAATATCAAGCAAGGCCCTGATCGCCTTGGTGTTCTTTCCTTTGGCGTCTGAGATGGCTCCCTTGATAAGATCCTCGAAGTCTCTGTCTGAGATCTTCTGAGCGAAGTCTGCGTCCTTCTTGGTCATTTCCTCCTTGAGCTTCGCGATCTCCGCGTTCAGTGCTTCAGGATCCACGCCCTTGAACTTGTCGAGGCTCTCTGTGAGTGTCTTCACTTTGTCCTCTGAAGCTGTGAGCTTGTCCTTCTGCTTGTCATAGTCGGCGAGTGTGCGGTAGTTTTCCTTCACGCCTGAGGTGATAGCTGTCAGCTGTTCAGCAGTAACCTCCACGCCTGCTTCTTTGATGATCTCTTCGATGTTCTTCATGGTTTTCTTATCCTCCTAAAATGATTTATTAACCGGACTTTCTCCGGTGGGAAAAGCGCCGGAAGGAGTCGAACCTTCCTTTGCCCCCTTGTGGGTGAACACAATGGAGCGCCCTGAGGCGCTGTATTGAAAAACCGGCTCGCACCATAGTGTGCTGAGGTGGTTGGGATGGCGCGAAGCTCAGCTCACCACTCTCAGCCGGTTCTCCTTCGGTCTTATGTCGACGGCCTGGCTGAACTGCTTGTACTGGGTCGTCTTGGCAGCAGCTTTTCGCTGCAGTTCCTTCTTCTCTTCCTTGTCCGTGGTTGCGTAGGCCTCGCGCTTCAGTGCGCGGATGTCTCGCTCCATGGATCTCTGCTTCTGCGTTGCCTGGTAGTAGGTGTAGGTCTTGCCATCCACCTCGACCGGATCCGGCTCTGTCTTCGTCGCAGGGACCTCGCTGATCCCCTCCCAGTACGGGAAGAAGGTGTGCCGGCAGTTCACTCCGCAGATACCAGCAGGATCACCATATCCGGCGCCGTTTCCTCCATCGCATGGAAGAGGATCCTCGAAGGCCGGATAGACGTCCGACTTGCCGGAGAGTGAGAAGATCTGGTTCTCTACATCAGCATGATCGGGTCGAGCGCCTTCATGCTGTGATACTATGACGAGATCGCAGCCGGAGCCCTTTGCGTTGCTCTCTGTGATCCGTCCTGCCATCTGGTTCATGGATGTCCTCACGCTCATCCTGGCAGCAGTGTCCAGCTGATAAGATCGCCCGCTTGCGTAGTCGATAGTCCGAAGACCTGACTGCGCCAGCTGCTTCACTGCTCTGTTGCACGCCTCGTCGAAGGAGAACGTGCCGGTCGCTGTCTCGATCAGCGCCGTGTCCAGTGTCTTCTGGTATGCTGCCATGACTCCGGTCGTCCCGAGCTGTGTGCCCTTGAAGCCCATCGTCCTGGTGAGGTTCCTGAGCTGACCGGTCAGATCTCGCTGAAAAGATCCGACGATCTGGGTGAGCTGCGACGACGGTGGCAGTGTCTGTCCCGCTTGCTCCCACATGCTCAGGTCGTTGTTGTATGCCATCTGACCAGCCTCTGCCACGAGCTTGTTGCCCGCTGCCTTGGCCTCGGCGACTGTCGCCTTGATCTCGTCAGTGACCATCTGCTTGTAGGCCTTCGTGTTCTCTGCCACGAGTGCCCTATACTCTGGATCAGCTCGCAGGGTCTTCATGACCTCGGCGAGGATCTTGTCTGTGGAGAAGCCCTGCTCCGCCATCGACTTCGCCATGAGCTCGGCCGTCTCAGTGAGGCGCTCCGTCTTCTTCACTCGTCTGGCGATGTCCTGGATCACATCCTTCTCCATGTTCTGATAGATGCCCACCAGATACTTGTCCGCGAGGGCTTCCATCTGCTCCTCTGTCAGCATAGCGATCCACCTCCTTAGTCAAGAGGCTCGTCTTCTTCAGGCTCCTGCGCCTGCATGTAGCTGATCGCCTCCTCGCGTTCGCAGTTTAATCTCATCATGATGTACTGGATGAGGAACTCAGGGACATCCGGGAAGCTGAGGGCGTCTGCTCTGAGGCCCTCCAGCTGTGTCTGTTTGTCCGTGATGTAGCTGTCGTCGTATTCGATGCAGATCTCCTCGTCCAGTGCCCAGGCTGTTCCATGGAAGGTGTTGGAGAACCACACGATCGCCTCTACGAGGCCTTCGATGTACTGGGTCGTCTGGTTGCGCTGCTTGTTGAGCTCCTGCATCGCATCCTGGCGCTCTCCGATGTATTCAGTCGCAGTCTTGATCTGGCCACTCTCGAAGCTGTACTTCCTGGTGCCATATCCGAAGGACATGGAGAAGAGGCTGAGCGCCAGCTCCATGGCTTCCTTGATCGCTGCTGTTCTGATCTCTGGGTTGTATTCTTTGATCAGGCTGTCCTGATCCGGTAGCTTCTCACCGAGTAGGATGAAGAGCTCCTTCTGCTTCTGAGATAGCTGAGGACGTCCGTCTGCGCCCTTCTTAACCTCTGCCAGCAGTTCGTTGATGAAGAGGAGCTTCTCGCCCTTGTCTAAGTCTCCGTAGAGGATATTCCAGCAGAGATCTAAGACCTTGAGCGCTGGGATCGCGCTGTAGAGCTTAGGGAAGCCATAGCCCTCCATGTCGTCGAGGTTGTTCACCTCTGCAGTGCGAAGGATCGCGAAGGGTTTTACATCTCCCAGCTGCAGCTCCTGCTCGCCGATGAGCTTGCCCTGCTCGTCGAAGAGCTTCGTCTGTGCTAAGTAGAGCCCGTTCTCAGGGTTCAAGGTAAAGAGCACGAGAGTCTGTTCACGCTTGCCGCCTCTTACGTTGTAACCAACGAAGGCGCACTCGATGATCTCGTCGTTCTCGATCGTGAGCGGTACGATGCCGACCGCGTTCACGTAGTTGATCTTGATCTCTCCGCCTCTGACATGGCCGTCCTCTAATAGGTCAGCGTTTGCCAGTCTGATGTAGGCGCCGACTGTACCGGTCGCGCTGAGCTTCTCAAGCTGCTGTCTATACATAACGTCGAAGCGGTTGTCGTCCAGGATCTCCTGGATGCCGTCGAACTTGCCGGAGTTCTCGCCTGCATTGATCTCTACGATCTCGCAGAGGTTCGCATCATCAGCGCAGCCTCTCTTCGCGAAGTTGAGGGACTCGAGTGTCACCTCTATGCCGTTGAAGTTCTTGCGCTTGTGGAACTCGTCGGCCTGGTTGGTGTACCACTGGTCGCAGAGCTCGATGATCTCCTGGGCGTTGTCGTTGTACTTGTAGCCCATATTCTTGAGGGCCTCGATGGCCCCGTTTATTTTGCTTCTTTCGTCAGCCATGTGGGCCTCCTTATCTGTCTAAGTCTATATACTCGATAAAATCGAGGAAGCAGTAGCAGGTCGCGTCGTACCAGTCGTTGATGTTTCCCAGGTTCTTGTCCTCCGGTCTCTCCGGGTCCTTAGGATCCCACACGAGAGATCTGAACGACTTGCGGACGTTCTCGCACCGCCTATTCACTTTTAACCTGCCCGAGTTGAACAGTCTGGAGAAGGATCTCGGGCGGTCCTTCACTTCGTTCTTGCGGCATCCGGTGATATTGTTCGACCGGATCCCTGCCTTGTTCGCTGTGGATCTTAACGAGTTGATCAGCGTCGTGCTTGCTGAGTCCGGGAAGATCCAGTCAAGCGCTGCATATTTCTCCTGGCATTGTCTCAAAAAGCCGAGCCACTTCTGACAGATGTCGTCTGCATCGACGTCGTCTGTGAGAGGCAGGCCTTCTTCTTCCAGGATCCTCAGCGTGTGATAGTTGTCTATGTAGCCAGCCAGCACCATGGTCGTCTTCGATCCGTTGCCACCGAAGTCCATGCCCATGACCAGCTTGCTGAAGCGGACCTTGAGCTTGCCTTCTTCGTCGAAGATCTCATCGTCGTCGAAGAGGAAGTCCTCCTCACGGTCGGCATAGAAGCGGAAGACTAAGCCCTCAGCTCTTGCCCACTTGCCCAGGATGTAGCGGTCATAGTAAACCGTGCCAGCGTATTCCTTCTGCAGCTCATCGACGAAGCCCTTCGGCAGGAAGGGGTTGTCGAAGATCGTGTACTCCTGCAGATAGATGTCAGCATCTGAGTCGATGAACTTCTTCAGCCAGTGCTCTGGATCCGCCGGGTTGCAGGTTCCATCGAAGCAGCTCCTCGGCGTTCTGAGTCGGGACTTCAGCATCTCGAAGACTTCCTGCGCCCAGGTTGTGATCTCATCGCCGTAGCAATACTCAATAGTCGCGCCCTGGATCCTTGCCACTTGGTTGACCTTGTCAGCTCCTAAGCAGTAGCACTTCTTCCCGAAGAGCTCCGCTGTGTTATCGCTTCGGATCTCACCGACTAAGTCCTCGCCGTAGATCCCGCGAAGAGGGTCCAGGATGTTGCGGTTCAGCGTTCCTCTGGTGTTCCCGATCAGCACGATCAGGCCGGCACCGGTGCACGCTCTTATTCTCTTAGGCAGCAGGTAGAAGTCCAGGAAGGTCTTCCCTGATCCGGTCGCTCCGGTCTTGATGTTCCACCTGCGTGTCGAGTCTCGCCAGTAGTCCAGCTGCATGTCTGAGAAGTTGAGCCCGCTCATCGCTTGCCTCCGGCCTTCTTGGCCAGGTTGTCGATGCTGCCGATCAGTTCGTCAAGTTTCTCCAGGCTTGTCTCATCCTGGACTGTTACCTTGTCGCGCCACTCGTTCGGCTTGCGGTTCTTTAACCAGAAGATCTGCGCTGTCGTGTCAGCGGGTATATGTACTTCTTCTTCGATGTACTCGATCTTCTCGTACTCGGCGACCTTGCGGCCGCTCACTTCATCGTATTCAGTATGTCGCACCTTGATCGGCTTCTTCAGGCTCACCGTGTAGCCCCTGGCCTTGTTGAACAGTGCGTTCTCGACCTCGCGATCCGCGACTTCCTTGCTGTTTTTTATAGCGCTTAAAATGTCCGGGTATTTTACCTTGTAATCGCTAAGCGTAGAGCGGCTCACGCCCATGTTCTTCGCGATCTGTTCTTCGCTCAGGCCATCTCTGGCCCAGCCTTCTATCCGGAGAAGACCGTCTGGCTGCAGCCATTTCTCCGCTTTGCTCTTTGCCATCCTCTCCATCACCTCCTTGATCTTGTAAGAAAAAGGACCCGGTGAAAGGAGAAGCCCGGGCCCTTCTTGCGCCAGGAGGAAGCAAACAAAAAGGAGCCCCGCCTTGCTGGCCGGTCTCCCTTTTCACACGTTTCCACAATAGTATTTTATCATGTTGTTTACTGTAATTCACTGTAATGTTTCATTTTATCCACAATTTCCACCATATTATCCACCGCAGACCGATGGATCTGGAAGACTCTGTCCGTGGATAGGAAGAGCTCCGCTGCTATTTCATCATAGCCGAAGCCGTTCACGTAGCGCCCGATCAGGATCACCTTCTCACGGTCGTCCTGAAGCTCCTCTATGGCCTCAGAGATCAACTTCTGCTCTGTGACATATCTGTCCTTCAGTGCTTTGATGTCTCTCTCCAGCTCGTCCACTCTGACGATGAACTTCATCATCGGATCCTCCGGAGAGCTCTGGACGCTGTCCTTGTCGTATCGTATCGCACCAGGAAGCATCTGAAGCCTCAGGTCTTCGATATGCATCTGCTTGGCTCTGATCTGCAGCTTCGTCCTCTTTGGCATTGTTAAAAAGTCGTAGACTGCGTCCTTCATGCTCTCACCTCTCTCATTTTTGAGAACTCCTGGGCGAAGGTCTTGGTGTTGTCTGCAAGATACTGCTCCACGTCGTCCAGGATCTCGTCCTCATTGTTCTCGATGATCAGCTTGAACAGCTTCCGGCGTTTGTCCGCCGGATATGATTTTTTCAGGACCCACTTGCCTGCTCTGTTTTCGACTTCGACCTTCTCGTCCTCTGTCTTGCAGATCTCCTCAAGGTTCACCTCGATGTGGCAGCTGGTTCCCCATACGTCAAATTTTAATATCATTTTTCCATAGCCTCCTTCAGTACAACATGCGCCTCGTCCTCGCATGCCTGGATCAGTTTCTTTCTGTCGAAGTTGAACTCGTAGCGGATGTCGTCGATCTGGTTCATCAGTCGAAGCAGTCGCTCCGGTCCGAAGCCATACTTCCTATGCAGTGCTAAGAACATGCAGGCCATCACCATGGCGCCGATCCACTGCTTCTGTCTCTGTCTCATGTAGATCCACTGGGCTCTTGTCATTCTTCCCACGTCGATCTTCGTGTTCAGGAAGGCCAGATCATGCCAGCTTTTGTCTGTGTCCGGGATCTTGACCTCGATGCCGGTCTCGTCCTCCAGCATCTGCAGCATGCTCACTTCGTTGGTCTCTCCGCACTCGTTCCAGCACTCCAGTGTCTCGTCGAAGATCCTGCGGATCCTGAGAGGCCCCCAGCCGTTCTTGTCCCAGTAACGGGAGAAGGCGATCGCGGCCGCGCTGTATATGATGTCGACCTGCTTGTGCATTTCTCTGTCCAGTTCTATCTCAGCTTTTCTCAGTGCATCCATCCATCAAGTCCTCCATCTTCAAGATCAGCATGTCCCTCTCCATAGCTGCGCCGTATTCTCTCTGGCATCCCAGTGACCGCTCCCATCCTGGCAGCTGCACCATCGCGTCACACATGTGCAGCAGCTCCATGTCTATCGCCATGTAGTCCTCCCAGTTTGCTGCGTTGTCCATAACGGTGCAGAGGTTTGCCGGGTTTATTACCCGATAGCCCTGGCCCACCAGTATGGCCGCCGCTTTGTTGAATATATCCAGGTAGTTAGGCACGCCGGTGATCGGCCCGCTCAAATATAGCCTCGCTTGTCTCATTTGTAGATCCTCCCGCTTGTGTGTTCCTTCAGTTCTATCCTGCCCACGATGTCGAAGCCTGCAAGGTGCGCTACGTTCTGCAGCGTCTTGATGGTCTTCATCGCCTGCTCGTTTCTGTTCCTCTTCTGCTCCCTCATAACGTGACCGATGGCCTCCTCGGCCGTTGGGTCCTTGTAGCCTTCGTCGTTCATTAGCTTCTCCCCTTCCTATCCTTCAGCACTTCGATTACCTTCTCAGTAAACACTTCCATTCCTTCGCCTGACATGTGTGAAAGGTCTGCGTAATA